CCGTTTACGATTGCAGAAGCAAGAATCAAAGTAAATAATGACTTGTTAAGCAGCGCAATCAGGGTTGGAATGCGCAAAGCCATATACGGCGCAAAGGAGCGATAGACGGTGGCTGAACGAAAAGGTCTAATTGGTCGAATCGCGGATGCCGTGGCAAATAGGGAGCCATCTATCGACAGGATGCAGCAGGTGAAGTCTGACGCCGCTGGCATTATCCCTGACTACGATGCGAGCCCATACGCGCGAGGCGCAAACAATGCAAACCAGATGGCGAAACGAAGCGTAAGGCAACTACGAAAGTGGTCGCGCACAAACCCATGGATTAGATCTGCAATCAACCTTCGCCGCGGTCAGGTCAGTAGAGCAAAGTGGGACATTGTCTCCATTGATTCTGACGGAACCCCTGATCCGCTAAAGGTCGACTTTATTAAGTCAAAACTACGCGAGCCAAATCAGCGGGGCGACTCGTTTAGGTCATTCATTGAGCCAGTCGTTGAGGACATCTTGGTGCTCGACCAAGGCTGCATTGAAGTAGAGATGAACGTAGGCGCTCGAATTGGAATGAAGATTGACCCTATTGCAAACCTTTGGGCAAAGGATGGCGGCGCAATAGCCTTTGATGGTTTGTGGGACGGGTCTGACCAGGAGAAGCCACGATACTTTGAATACAACTCAGAGGGCAAACTTATTGCTCAGTACAAGACTGACGAACTGATCGCCATGATTGCAAACCCAGTTACCTATAGCCCACTTGGTCTATCGCCGCTGGAGGTCCTTGCGGAGACAATTGAGGCTGACCTTGCCGCTGCCGCCTATAACGCAAAAAACGTGATGCAGGCTGCCCCTCCAGGAATCATCGATCTAGGTGAAGGGATTCGCGCTGAGCAGGTAGACGCGTTCAAGTACTACTGGGAGGCAGAGATCTCTGGTCAGGCGCAGGTTGCCATCGTTGGTGGCGGGAAAGGCGTGAAGTGGACCCCACTTGGCGCGTCGAACCGCGACATGCAGTTCATGGAGTGGCAGGTTTATCTTGCTCGTAAGATCTGCGCAGTATTTGGAGTTCAGCCGCAGGACATTGGTATTTCATTTGACGTAAACAAGAGCACCGCAGAAGTAGGCGCCGCATTCACGGCAGACAACGGCATTGCGCCTCTCCTCGACCTGATTGCGGAATACCTGACGCGTGAAATCGTCTGGCGATACGATAAGACGCTTCGATTCGCATACACGGAACTAGGTCGCAGCAGCCAGTCCGCAATGGCGGAGTACTACAAGGCTGCCCTGTCTGGTATGCCGTGGCTCCGCCTTAACGATGCCCTCCGCGAGCGAGGTCAGGATGGAATTGGAGAATGGGGCGAAGAGGTTTGGATTAATACCCCGCAGGGACCAATGCCTCACACGCTCTATCTACAGTATGTCCAAAACAATGTTCTTGGCATTGGAGCGGCTGGAGACGAGCCAGGAGAAGATCCGCTTGGTGGCGGTGACAATCCTCCGCCCCCACCTCCTCCGCCGTCTGAAGGCACAACGCCTCCTCCGCCTCCTCCGCCGTCTGGCAGCGAGGGCAAGACGCCTCCGCCTCCGCCGCCTTCCAAGAATCCTCCGCTTCCTCCAACGCAGGCGAAGCCGCAGGGGAACACGCCTCCGCCGCCTCCGCCTCCTTCAACGCGCATTCAGAACGGTCAGATCGTGGAGAAGGCTGACCCAAAGAGCATTTCAGAGGGAGACTTCGTCAGTTGGTCATCTAGCGGTGGAACTGCGCGCGGTAGGGTTGAGTATGTGATGCGAGAGGGAACTCTTGGAATCCCAGACTCAGACTTCTCTGTTGAGGCAACCCCTGAAGACCCAGCAGCACTTATTAGGATTTGGCGACCAAAGGGAACCGCATGGGCGGAGACGGAAAAACTTGTTGGTCACAAGTTCTCGACGCTTAGGAAGATTCAACCCCTGAAGGAAGCCAAGGAAGATGAGAAAAAGTCTGCTGACCTTGTTGTCAAGGAAAGCACTGATCCAATTGTTATTTGCGACATCGACGGAACACTGACTGTGCGAGACGGCAGCGACGAGCCCAACGATGCGGTCATCCAGTTCCTCGATGAGCAGGCAATCAATCACAGAATCTACATCATTAGCGCCCGCCAGAAAGAGCGCCTCGCGGAAACGCGAAAGTGGCTTGAGGACAACGATGTCCCACACGACGAGGTATTCCTCAGCGATTTCCCTGCTGGTCCAAACGCTGGCGCGGCATTCAAGAAGAACAAAGCGGAACTACTTCTTGAGCATAACGACATTGACCTTGCTATCGACAACGATCCAGCCGCACGCAATGGATACGCTGATCTTGGTATCAGGGTGAAGGACCCAGCAGACATTCATAATGCTGCAAGTTCAAGCGAGCCAGAGGAAGAGATTCCAGCGATGCAAGGAAAGTCCTCACACATTGACCTCACCGTACCGCAGGCTGTTCGAAACGAAGCGCGACGCGGTCTTGCGTGGCGAGAAGAGCACAACCGTGGCGGGATTGGACCTGGTCAGCGTACCGCTCGAATGCTGTCTGGGAATGCAATGACCATTGGACGAGTTCGAAAGATGAATGCCTATCTTGCGCGTCACGAAGTCGACAAGAAGGGCGAAGGTTGGAAGCCTGGAGAAAAGGGCTACCCATCTGCTGGTCGAATTGCGTGGGCGCTGTGGGGCGGAGATGCTGGGAAGCGATGGGCTGGCAAGATCGTGCGCATGGCAGAGGCTTCACGCGAAGAGTAGTACCATTGGGTCATGCCGCATAAAGACCCAGTCACCCTCTCCGTCGCTGGCGCGGTCAACCGCAGGGACAAAGGCTGCGTAGGTCCGCGGATTGGCATGTCTGGTGCGTGCGGAAGCCAGTGGGGATCAGGCGGGAAAGTCGTCTTGGAGATCGACCATGTCAACTCGTCAGGGTTTGGTAAACGCGGTCCCTCCATGGAAGAGAACCTTGTCGTCCTTTGCGGGTATCACCACAGAGTGAAGACAGAGTCGTCAAAGCGTTGGCGTGCAGCGCTCAATGAGTATCTAAAGGAGTTCTACAAATGATTAAACGATTTTTCGAAGAGCGAGGCGAGTTCGACCACAAAGAGGTTGAGTGCGCCAGCAAGTCATGCCGCGTTCGACCTAAAAACGCGATTGCAGACAAACTGGGAGCCATCTTGACAGGCGGCAAGGATTCCCATAGAGTGTCAGTTGACGGTGTGCAGTGGCATGTCGTATGCTTGGCACGCGAGCAGCAACGGGCTGCCAAGCGAGGGACTGCGTCCCCCAAGACGCGGAAGTAGTTACTAGGAGGATTTGTGGGAGATAAGGCGCAGCCTAACCCAGACCGCAAGTGCGTTGTCTGCGGTGGCGATGTCACCAACACCGCAACACTGCGGTGCCAGCCTTGCTATTTCAAGCAGGTACGAGAGGCACACGCAAAGAATCGATTGTCACGCGCTGAGGGGATTCTTGCAAAGCGAAACGCTGGTGCGAGCATCATCTCGATTGCCAAGGAGATGGGGATTAGCCGCATTAGGGTCTACCAGATTCTTGACGCATACAAGCGGGATAACCCCGCAGCATTTGAGAAGGCAGTTTAACGGTCGTGATGTACCTTCCTGACGATAATGCGCTCTTGATGGGGATGGGTCGCGCGCAAATGCGACGCGTCTTGATCGATAGGGGCGTACGAGCAGGTCATGAGCATGTTGAGGAGATTCGTCTTGCTGTGATGGCGTACGAGAAAATGCTTGACGAGCGAATGATGCCTGAGGACCAACGCCAGTACTACATGCGAGGCGCGAACATTGCGGCGCATGAGTGGCTTGGGAACATTGTCAGTGAGGAATAGCGGCGACGAACTTCGAGAGGTGCGACAGAAGCAGCGCGAAGGCTCTGCGAGTGTGTGGGCAATCCTCAAGGCTTCAGGAATGAAGCGCAGGTATATTGCAAAGCATCTTGGGGTTTCGTACAACTACCTGAATCAGGTGCAATACGGGCAAATGCCAATCAGCAAGCCGCTTCGAAAGAAGTTGAGTGAGTTTCTTGGTATCCCGCAAAGTAAGTTATTCGCGGACTTGGACGCGATGAATAGAAAGGAAGAGGAGTAGATATGGCATACGGACAGGGAGCACCTACGCAGAAGCGATTCGCAGAGGACTACATTGATGTGGCTGAGCGACTTCGCGCATGGTATGAAGCGTATCCAAACGGACGCGTTGAGACGGAGATCGTTACCGCATTGAGCAGCGACTCGCGCATTGTCGTGAAGGCGTATGCGTATCGTGGCGATTCAGTTGCGCGTGGCGAAGTTGAAGGCGAGGTCATCATCTCGTCAGAGTCCCCAGCAGGCATTGGGCACAGCGCAATGAACATTCCAGGGGCAACACCGTACACGCGTGGCTCTGAGTTGGAGAACTGCGAAACATCAGCCGTTGGGCGCGCGCTGGTAATGGCTGGTCTCCCATCTAAGCGAGTTGCATCTACGGATGAGATTCGCATGAAGGGCGGAACGGTTCCAGGCGACAAGCCAACGGTTGTGGTTGCGCCTAGCACTGGGACTGCAGAGTTCGCAAAGGCGCTTGAGTCAGCGACGACAATGGAAGCCTTGAGCGAGATCTCAGCAAACATCCAAAAGGCGAATCTCACGGAGGAAGAGCGCACGTTCCTTGGCAACAAGTGGCGTGAGGCGCGCGCGAAGTTCTCGAGCGTTTCCTAATGGTCGAGTTCGCCAAGATTGAAGAGCGAGTCCCAGAGCATTTCTCTGTCTCTGAACTACGCGAGTACATGGCGTGCCCACTTCGATGGTGGTACCGCTACCGCGCAGGGTTGAGGACAGAGCGGACTACGTCCTACTTTGCTCTTGGGACTGCGGTGCACACAGGTCTTGGTGCGTGGTACTGGCACTTCAAGAACGCAGGGGATCGTGAATCTGCTCTAAAGATGTATCGAGAGTCGTACTTGGAAGAATCCAAGAAGGTTGACTGGCGATTGGAGTCAGACAAGAAGGACCCATTCAGCCAGAAGACGCGCGGCGAAGAGATGTTGATGGCAGCAATCTCTGCTGGCGACGATTGGGAGGCTGAGGCGGTTGAGGAAGTCCTCTACGCAGAACTTTCGCATTCGCGCCTTGGCAAACTTCCACTTCCTATCAAGATGGTGTTGGATATGCGCACGAAGACAAACGACATCGTGGAGCATAAGACCGCTGATAGAAAGTGGGAGGCTGGTCGTGAACACGGAGACATTCAGGCAACCGCGTATATCGCTGGGGTGAGAGCAAACTATGACCACGATCCGCTGCTCACGTTCAATATCATTTCGAATTCCGCGTCTGGACCTGTCGTGGACAGGCGCAATACCCGCAGGACGCAAGAGGAGTTGGATCGTTTATACTTCAGCGCGCGAGCACTGCTCGACGCAATGGAGAAGGGCGCGATTTATCCCAACCCAACGGCGTACATCCACAAGACTTGTGAATATAGGAGGCTCTGCGACAGATGGGAAAGTCATCCACAACCGCTGCCAACGGACAGGAATGGTCTGGTGAGACTGCTCCCAACCCTGAGCAAGGAAGCGCTGCCAGAACTCAAGTAGGGCACTGGTGGCGTTGCTACACGGACTTACCGCGCCACAGGAAACTCGCACGGCTCCCTGACAACAACGCGCGTTGGGCGTGGGTCGTGCTGCTCTGTGCAGCCGCTGACGCCAACGGTGTGTTCGAATCAGACAGCCACATTGAAATGATGATTGGTACACAGCACGCAAAGTATGTGCCGTACTTCCGCAGGGTTGGTCTGCTTGACGGCTTAGTCATCCACGATTGGGACCACTGGCAAGAGACGAGTGACGCTGGGCGACCTGAGCGAGAAAAGCGAGCCGCCGCCGCGCGCAAGCGATACGAGACGATGGGTGTTGCGGACAAGGGCTCAGAGACCATCGTGCGTTCTATGCGCGAGTGGCTTGAGTATGTCGTGAGCGGTCCAAACACGCAGGGTCGTGTAGGCGAGTTCATGCAGGCTCAGTGCGGCTTCACGCCACAGAACGGCGATTACGGGCGCATTGCCAAACTCCTCAAGACGTTTCCAGGCGGCATCCCTGCCTTGATGACGGCGCTATGCGAAGCAGCCCTCAGAGACGTGAAAGGCGACCCTCTCGCGTATGTGACGAGGATGGCGTCAGGGAAGAAGTACGGCACGGTTCGCTCAGGGGACCGCGATCAGTTCATCGAGTCATGACGGAAGTCGAGAAGAGCCAGATCGACGCGGCGATCCGCAAGGCGGGAGTCCTTCCCCGCTTCGTCAACTCACGGTTTGCCAACTTCAATCCTCGTCAGGGGACGGAGAAAGCCTTGGCTACTGCTCGTGAATGGTCAGAAGCGAAGTTGACGGACCGCGGGTTTTTCCTGATTGGCGCGCCGGGGACTGGTAAGACACATCTCACAGTTGCGGCGATGATGCACCGCATCGAGCGCAACCCTATGGGTGAGTATCCTCGTTTTCTCAATGTTCCACTATTTTTAGATAGGATTCGTGCAGGGATGAAGTTTACTGAGTCCTCAGCAATGGAAGAGTACGAATACTGCCGTGATAGGGCTTCGTACCTGATTCTTGACGATTTAGGTAAAGAGAAGGCGTCTGATTGGGTTGCTGAACGATTGTATGTTATTATTGAATCTAGGTACAGTCGAATGCTACCAACGATTGCAACGTCAAATAGAACGTTGGATGAACTGGATGATTTAGGGTATGGCGCTGCCGTATCCAGATTGATGCAGACGTGCCGTGTGGTGAAGATTGATGCAGCGGACATTCGACCTAGCATTGGGAGATCTGGAACTTGAAATTCCAGGTAAACCACCCAGTTGGAATGCAATTTACCGTGCTCGCAACTCCTATGTGTACATGACACGTGAAGGTAAGGATTGGAAGAGTTATGTAGAGTCCCTCACACGCGCGCAGCGCGAAAAAAAATTTTGGAAACCCAGTAGGGCGGAGAGTTACCTATCCGCAAACCTATGGATCTGGCTTAGCCGCCCTATGGACGCTGACAACATCCTGAAGGTCACACTTGACGCAGTAGCAAAAGGATTG